CTTTCGTTTAATTGATTGTACTATCAGTATAGCAAACACGAGCGATAAAGTCAACCATTATTCCAAATAAAAACGGACAAAATACGCATAAAGTACGAGTAGCCTGTGGAAAACTCACAAGTAGTAAACGTAAACAATCGCACCAGAAGCCACATAGCCACACGTAAGAGGTAGTAGAGCATTGATTAAACAAATTTGGTATTATTAAGACAGAAAAGGCTAGGAGGAACTATCAATGACTAAGACAAGCAGTACGACGAAAACAAAACGTAAAAAGACAGCAGTGCCTACGTATAAGTGGGACGTGGTTCAAGCCGAGCATGAATACGTGACCAACTCAAAGATGACCATACTTGGCATAGCCAAAAAATATGGGATAAGTAACAGGACAGTTTCAATCTACGCCGCGAAACATGAATGGACGGAGAAGCGCAAGGTGTGTATGGACAGGGCGCTCGAGAAGACCATGGACGAACACGCCAAAATGATATCCGAGCGAAACACCGCCCACCTGGGCATGTGGCGGAACGCACAGATAGCAGCCATGAACTCTCTGAAGCGAGCCGACAGTCAGAAAAAAACAGGCGACGTGACAAAATCGATTTACGCCCTGCAGGCCGCCATTGACGGCGAGCGAAAAACTCTAGGCCTGCCAACTGTCATCAACAAGACCAGCGAACCGACCGACGACCAAGAGCGCGACACCCTGAACCTAGTAGAAGCCGCCGAGCGAGCTGAGCAGTTGCTCAAGGAAGCAGATGAAAAGGCCGGCGAATCTTGACGAGGCGCGTGCCATCGCCGCCGTCATGGAAGCCAGCCGCCGAGATCCGAACTTTTACGTAGAGAACGTCATCGGCGACAACCTGTGGGATAAACAGCAGGAAGTACTGCGAGCGATTGCCAAAAACCGTATCGTGACCGTCGCCAGCTGCCACGGCATTGGCAAGACACACCTCGCCGCCCGAGCCGCTCACCAGTTCCTGAACACTTACAAGAATAGCTACGTGGTGACCACCGCGCCAACGTTCCGCCAGGTCGAGGAGCTGCTCTGGCGACAGATCCGCGCCGTCCACAAGAAATCGGCAATGGCGAGGAGCGGCCGCCTGCTGAAAACCATGCTGGAATATTCAGACGAATGGTTCGCCATTGGCGTTAGCTCCGACGACACCGACAAGATCCAGGGATTCCACCCGGCCAGCGGTAACATCTTGGTGATCGTTGACGAGGCGGCCGGTGTCTCCGAGGAGACGTTCGTCGCTGTAGAAGCCATCATGACGTCGCTCGGTGCGCACGCTTTGTTCATCGGAAACCCCACCAAGCTGAGCGGCACGTTCTATAACAGCCATCACATCGATCCGAAAAGCTGCAAGATACGAATCAGCTGCTTCGATACGCCGAACTTCACCAACAACGGAATCGAGACCATCGAGGACTTGAAAAATCTGGACGAGGAGGCGCTGGAGATTGTCGCACCGTATTTGATCACGCCGCAATGGGCCGCCGACAAGATAACGCGCTGGGGGGTGGACACGCCGATGTTCCAGAGCCGCGTGCTTGGGCAATTCCCGACAGCCGAAGTCAACACACTCATTCCGCTAGAGTTCATCGAGGCGGCAATGACACCGGAGCGGCTGGCTGAGCTGCAGTCCGCACAGAGCAAAGACGAGCCGCTGAGCGTTGGTGTCGACGTGGCTCGCTTTGGCGACGACAAGACTGTTATCACCAGACGAAAAGGCAGTATCGTCACCAACCAGCACGCGTACTCCAAAGAGGATACCGAGCAGACAGCAGGCCGCGTCAAGATGATTTATCCAGCGCCAGAGTTTATTGGCATTGACGAGGACGGCCTCGGTGGTGGCGTGGTCGACAAGCTGACCCATGACAAGATCGACGGCGTGGTCGGCATACTCAACAACTCATCGGCGCGCAAAGACGATACCGGGCTGACATTCGTAAATCTGCGGTCGCAGCTGTGGTGGAACTTGGCCGAACGCTTCAAGAGCGGCAAGATTTACATACCGCCAGAATTTACCGAACTGGCCGCCGAGCTATCAGCAATCCGCTACGACATTACGCGGCAAGGAATCGCCGTGGAAACTAAAGAGCAGCTGAAGAAGCGTCTGCACCGCTCGCCAGACCGCGCCGACAGCCTGATGTATGCATTTGCCAACTTTGTGCGGCAGGCTGAAGTTCAGCGAATCGCGGTGGCGAGGAGGCGACAAAAATAATGGCTATGGTGTACAATGATTTTATAAAGCTATAACAAAGTAGGAAGCGCGCTCAATGAATATCAGCCTAACATTTGCCAAAGACAAAAAAGACAAGCGGACACCGCCAAAGCTCGACCAGCAAACTGGCTCGGCAGTGACCAAGATGCAGAAGCTGTACGAGAAATACGCGGTGGACAACCGCAAGCTCAAGGCGGCCGACTTTGAGAAGTTACGCAGCATTGACGGTACATTCCTAGCAATCAACAACCTGCTGACGCTGCCGATTTTGGCGAGCGAGTGGGCGATTGAGGCCGACGAAGAATTCGACCCGACAGGCGAGCAGGCCGAACTAGTAAGAAATTCTTTCGAGTTGCCGCCAGAGCGTGGCGGCATGTCAACGCCGTTCCATTTGGTACTGGCTGAGATGTTGCGCGCCTTGAGCGAGGGCTACCGCTACTTTGAAAAGGTCTACACATTAAACGCCGACGGCAAAATCGTCTACCGCAAGATTGCCGGCTACGACGCAAACACAATCACCATCAGAACCGACGACAAGGGTGGGTTTGATGGAGCTGACCAGCGGGTGAACCCAGGCGAAGAGCCAGTCCACATACCGGTGGAGAAATCATTCTTATTTACGAACAGCAAGGAGCGAAACTGGCTCAAAGGCGAGAGCTTATTCACTGCGGCCGCTTATCACTGCGAGGAGAAGCACAAGCTGTACTACTTCGGCCGCCTCCAGGCACAATCCGGATCGATACCGCCACGTGTTGCAGTCGCCGCCGAGCGAGCAACCTCTGAACAGATGAGCGACGTGGCCGAGAGACTGTCGGACACGGTCGAGATGAACAGCGCTGTGGTGATGCCATTTGGTTATCAGATGGTCGACGCAAAGACGAATCAGCGAGTGGACATTATACCGCTCATTGACCACCACAACCGAGAGATGACCAGGAGCGTGCTGGCCCAAGCAATCATGCTTGGTGACAATTCGGGCGGAAGCTGGGCGTTAAGCAAAGACCAAACCGACCTGCTCAACCTAGTGCTTGAGGGGATTATGAAGAACGTCGAGTACCACATCAACGCCTACCTGATACCGGACTTGACGGAGCTGAACTTTGCCAAGCCAAGCTATCCACGCTTTAAGTTTGCCAAGCTAGCCGACAGCACGGTCGGCATGTTGTCCGACGCATTCACCCAGATCCTATCGCAGCGGCCAGAGGCTCTGTCCGACGAGCTGGTGCAAGCGATTGTGGAGCGCATGGCTTTGCAGATGGGCATCGACCTAGGCGAAATTGAAAAGGCGCAGGCAGAAGCCAAGCTCGACCAGAAATCGCGACCAGAGGAATCCTCCCGTTTTTTATCAAGCAGCGCCGAACCGACATGGCGGCGCGAACTGAACGACGCTGAGAAAAACGTAAACCTGTCCGCCCTCGACAAAAAAATGGACACGCTCGAGGACACGCTCGATGCAGAGACCGAATCAATATTCGAGGCGGTCAAAGACGAGGCCACCGAGGCACTCAAAGCGCTTGAAAAGCAGGGCAAGGAACTGAGCTACAAAGTTAGCCAAGAATTGCGACAACGCTACTTCAAAACGCTCCAGGCAGCAATGACAGACGGCTTCAATTACGGCAAAACCGCAGCAGCGAATGAACTCGGCAAATTAGCGCCGGCGACGGACAAGGCCGACAAGCAACGAATCGCCGAGCGAGCGCAAGAATTCGTCGACCTACAATTCGGTGATGTCGAGGCTGAGGTAGCCGCGCTGGTTGGCGGCAAGGATTCGAGCGAGATGGCGCGCCGGCATTTCAGCGAGGGAGCTATTGACGACGTGCTGGACGACCTGGCGATAGCGCTGCTGGCGTACTTGGCCGCTCACACCAAGCCAGGCAACACCGTGGCAGTGGCCGAATCAATTAACACCGGCCGAACCAAGACGTTCAAGAAGTACGACGAGGACATCGACCGATACGTCTACTCGGCAATTCTCGACAAGAAAACCTGCCAGACCTGCCGCGAGCTGGACGAAAAAGTAGCAACGCCAGAGGAATACGCTACCACGCCGTGGCAAACACCAATCCACTTCAGATGCCGCTGTATCTGGATTGCGGTACTTGCCGAGGAGGAAGAGAAGCCAGAGATAACCGGAATGCCGACCATCGCCGGCGGATTAGCAGGAAGCCAGCTGCTGCAGCCATCTACCTAAAAGTGATTAAAATATGCTATTGTTAAAACAGAGGAATAAATGTCATGACCAAGATTAATCAACACAACAATACGCGAACGGTAGTGATGCTCTCTAGCAGCACGCTGTCCGCCAAGGACAAAGGTGAAGAGGGCGACTGGAAAGGCCGCCGCTTTCGCAAACAAATAGCGGCGTTCGGCCAGCTGTATTCTCCGCTTGACGGCGAGGAGTGCGAACTGCTGGACGAGGCGTGGGCTGAGGAAATGCTGGCTAACTTTGAGGCCAAGCAAAGCGGCAAGATTCCGACGCTGCCACGGGTGAGTATTCCGTTTGATCACTGGAGTGGCACGAAAGACAACGCCGGCGAGGTGGTGGCTCTGGAGATTGTGCCGGGCGACGGCGTGTACGCCACGCTGGAAATCCGCGACTACGAGGCTTTGTACCGGTTGGAACAGGACTTGGTGTTCGACGTATCGATGTGCTTCAACTGGCACTACATTGATACCAGAACCGGCGACGACCGCGGAATCGTGCTGGAGCATGTCGCTCTGGTCAATGACCCATTTATCACTGGCATGAACGCATTTGAAGAAGCACCTGAGCAGTTGAAGCGGGACGAGGCAGAGGCAACGCTTGAAGAAGCCGAGGCCTACCTCAACAACTTCAACCGCCGGACGAATGCGGTCGTGATGTTTAGTAAAAATAAAGTAGAGGAGCTTGCAAAAATGCGCAAACATTTCAGCAAAGACACCGAGGGCGAACAGCCAGAGGTTGTCGAAGTAACCAATGACCGCGACTTTGATGTGGTCGTAACCGTTAAAAATGATGACGGCGAAGATGTCAGCAAAACCGTTAAAGCTGGCGAAACCGTAGAAGTCCCAGCCGACCAGGAGGAGGCTGTGAAAAAGCAGATTGCCGACGCGAAAGATCCAAGCGAAAAAGAGGGCGAGGGCGACGACAAAGAGAGTCTGTCTCGTGAGGGCGAAGCCGACGAGGACAAAGACGGCGAAGACAAAGCTGACGAGGGTGATGGCGAGACCGACGAGAATGAGACTGACAAGAAAGGCGAGGGCGACGACAAGGAGAACCTGAGCCGGAGCGAGCGCGAGGAGCTATCACGACTACGCGCCGAGCGAAACCAGGCCAAAGCCGAGACCGCCTATCAGACAATGCTGTCCGCTGGCATGATTGTCCCAGCCCAAAAGGACGCGTTTATGCAGCTGCACCAGAACCTGAGTAAAGCCGGTGGCCGCGTCGAGTTTAGCCGCGATGGCAAAAAAGTTGAATTATCTACAACAGAATTGCTAGAGGAGCTTGTAAAAGCAGGCGGTAAGCGTGTACAATTTAATCAGACGGGCTCGACGAACGGCGAAGCCGCTGACAAAGACGACGCAGCGATAAGCAAGAATCTGTCACAAGAGGAGGTCGAAGGATTAAAAGCCAACGGCATCACTACGAAGCAGATCGATGAATTGGCAGCGAAGTCGCCAGCATATGCCGAGGCGATGGCTCGAGTAAAAAATAACGAATAAAAGGATTTGAAATGACTGCAATCACTTCATTCAAAGATGTTGCTCGTCAAGAGAATAACATCGGCCATCTGAAGCTTGCGCCGGGCGTGAGCATTCCAGAGGGCGCGCTAGTCGGTGTGAACGCGCAGGGCCTAGCAACCAACGCAGCTGAATCTACAGCTGATAAAGTTGTCGGCGTTGCGGCAAGTCCAGCAGGCGCAGGGCTTGGCAAAACCGCTGACCACGTCCAGTTCTGGACATACGGTGTGATCACCGTGAACGCAGCGTTCTCTGCAAAGCAGAGCGACATCGCTGCTTATGTAAAAGTTAAAGATAACCAAACCGTGGATAAGGTGACTTTGCCAGCCGACGCCGGCAAAGAGTGCGGCCGCATCGTCGAGGTGCTGAGCTCAAGCAAAATCCGCATCGCTCTAAAAACGGTTTAATAAAGGATTGAAAAAGACATGGAACCAGTATTAGAACAATCAATCCTGACCAACTTCTTCGAGGCTTACGAAGCAACCGAATCGACCTCTGAAGAGCTCGCCATGAAAGTTACCTCAAAAGGTGCTTCTGAAGACTACGGCTGGCTTGGTCAGATGCACGGTTTGCGCGAAATGTTAGGCGAGCGCGTGCCGCAGAAACTCAAGGCCTACAAATACGCGCTGCCGAACCGCGAGTTCGAAGATTCAGTCGAAGTCAAGCACTCAGATATCAAGGACGACAAGACCGGTAAATACCTGACGACTGCGCGCTCAATCGGTCAGTTAGTCAAAGAGTTTCCAGATGAGCAAATCTATGGCGAGCTGATGCCAAACGGCGAGAACGCGCCATGCTACGACGGCCAGAACTTCTTCGATACAGATCACCCGATCAACGAAGAGACCTCTGCTGTTCAGTCAAACTACTTTACCAGCACGCCGCTGACAGCTGAAAACTTCGCTAAGGTTCGCTTGGCAATGTTGAGCTTCAAGGGCGACAAGGGCAAAGCCGTCAACAAGAAACTCGACCTGCGCTTGGTCGTTCCTGTACAGCTAGAAGCTGCTGCAAAGGCGATTGTTGAGCCAGAGAACATCGTCGTTGGCGGTGTTCCGGTGAAGAACCCGAACTACAACGCAGCCAAGGTCAAAGTCTCCAGCGAATTGACAGCTGAAAAAGACTGGTACTTGATCAACGTCGCCGGCGAAATCAAGCCATTCGTTATCCAGGAACGCGAGTACGAGCCACTGAGCTTCCTCGGAGAGAACAGCGAAAAGGGCTGGTGGAACAAAAAGTACTACTTCGGTACTTACTGGCGAGGCGCATTCGGCTATGGCTTGTGGCACCGCGCTATCAAGTGTAAAGGCTAACCGCCGACACGCAGAGAAATTGCCTCCGCTGGGGGCGATTTTTTGTGTTACAATTTAAGTATGAACTAACTTCATAAGAAAGGGATCGAAATGCCAAAAGTATCACTACGGCTATCCAACGAGATAATCACCAACGGTTTGTCTCGGCGGCGCGCCGGCTTGGTTATCCAGCCAGGCAAACCACAAGAGTTTGATGTTGACGACGAGCAATTGGAAGCTTTGCTCGACGACGCGTTCATCGAGGTCACTGTCCTTGACGAAACCGCTTCAGAAGCGACGGAAACTGCCGAGACGACTACTGAGCCAGAAGTTGTCGAGGGCGAGGTTGAAACCGCTTCAAACGAAGCAGAAGCCGAAGAGGCTGAGGCTACTGAAGCCGCTGATGTTGAAGTGCCAACTCCATCAAGCATTAAAAAGCAACCACGCGAAGCTGTCGTGGTGCAAGCCAAAGAACTCGGTATCGAGCTGGACTACGAAAACGAAACTGCTGTCACCAAGCAGGTGATGGCTGACGCTATCGTTGCAGCTCTTAAGGCGCAAAAGGAAGCTGCCGAAGCAGCACCGGAGGCGTAGAACTTTCATGAGCGCCAAGAACTTCACCTCCCTGCACGATATCCGGCGAGAAGCTGGACTGTTGCGGCAGACCACCGACAAGCACGTCATCGGTGAAGTTGATGGCGCGAACCGAGTGTTTTATGCGTCGCAAGCGCCGATCGTTGACCGCGACGGCGACGATGAGGTCACCAAAGCAGATGTCACCGCCTACGTTGACGACGACGCAGTAGCGGTTGAATCGGTGGACGCTGCCACCGGTGCTGTCGTCTTGGTTAAAGAACCGAAGCCAAACGCCAGAGTTATCCTGGCCTACGAGTTCTCGGCCATCGAGCAGGCAGAAATCGAACGACGCAGGAAGTCGGCGGAGAACTGGCTGAAGCGAAAAGTCTCCAGGGTTTACAACTGGGCGACGCTGGACATGGCAAACTTTCCAGATGTATGGGAAGACGCGGTACGGCTGTATGCGGCCGCCCTGCTGCAAATCAGCGATTGGGGAACGAACGTCGACGTTGACGGCTCGAGCAAAGACGGCTACATGAAACTGAAAACTGCCAAGCAAATGCTCGACGAGTGGGTCGAGGACGCGGCCAACCTAGACCCGACCGACCCAAACATTGCGGCAGCCACATCGGGAGCGTTTGCCAGCGACGGCGACCTGGTCGGCCGAATCAAGGGAAGCCGAGCGCCGCTTGGCCCTGAAGCTGAATTCTTCAATAAGAGGCGGTAGCCATGGCGATTTATATCTCCGGCCATGTCGAGGGAGATGTGCAAATATCCCGGCAATTTATGGGATTGGAGACCAACCTCCAGAATTTTCACAAGCCGCTCGATAAGTCACGCAAGCAGCTGCTAAAGACCACCGACGCGAACTTCGGCGTATCTGGTGCGCTGATGGGTGGCTGGCAGCCAAGGACGCAGATATACTCCTGGCCGCTTTTACAGCGAACCGGGAGAATGCGCGGAGACTTCCGCTCCAGCGTTAAGGTGAGCCGCATGGAGATTTGGAATCCGACGCCGTACTTTAAATACCATCAGAGCAACCGACCGCGCAGGAAGCTGCCGCGACGTGTTATGTTAAAAATAATCGCACAGGATAAGCGGCGAATCATGAAGTTCTTTCACGAATGGCTGGTTGACGAAGTGCGAGAATCGAGGAGGGGATAATGCCGCTAAACCGAGCGCAGTACCGTGATCCAGTGATCGCGGCCATCATCAATTATTTAAAGCCGAAAGCACACCCAGATATCCGCACGTGGTATTATGGCGACACGCTACTGATCAGCAAGAGCATGCTGCCGGCGGTGAGCGTCGCCATCGATGGCATGACGCTTGAAACTGATTCGACTGGCGACGACGTGACCAAAATGGCAATCACCATCAGCGTCATCACCGACATCAATGCTAACCAAGGCCGCGACTTTGACGTTGAGGCCGGCACAACGGAGCTTTACGAGATTGTCTCTGGCAAGGACGACAATTTCATCTACACCGACGACAGTATCATGCGGCTACTCCGCGAGAGGGTGCAGCTGGCATACGCAACTACGCCAGACGGCGAATCGGTGAGCGTCATGCTCGGCATTGAAGACCAGCCGCTGAGCGTCGACTTCGGTATTGGCGTGGAGCGGCGCGGGCCTGGCATTTTCAGCGTTGAAGCGGCAATCCATACGACCGCCTACATTTACGCTCCGAAAATCGAGGAGAAGTACTAGCTGTCAAAAAGCTTCTGCCGTGCTACAATTAAAAGCAGAGGAGAACTCGATGGCAGAACTAAATAACAAACCAACCAAACCAGCGCCGGAAGTTGCACCTGAGCCGGCGGATTCTGGTGTCAAGGAAGCGTACTACTTCCCTGACTTCGAGGGTCACGAAATATCAGTCCAGGCCACCTCGCAAGAGGAGGCTGTAAAATTGGCAAAAGAAAAAATCGCCAAGGAGGTAAACAATGGCTAAAGTTATCGGCCGACTGACCACCATATTTATCGGCAACGAAACTACCAGAGGCACGCTCGGCACGCCGACATTCGCAGTGCCAACCAAAACGCTGAGCATTGACGACAAGCCGACGTACGTTCACAACGATAGTGCCTACGGCAATATTTCAGAACACAACGCCAGCGACGTCATCAACGTGACTGCCGAGGGCGGGTACGACGGCAAAGTATTCGACCACATCATCGGCGCAGAGCTACGAGCTGTGTTCGGCCAAGCTCCAACCACGACCGACAAGACCGGCGCGAAGCAGCACGTGTTTAAAATGGCAAACAACAACAGCCACGATTCACTCTCGATTTTCGTCAAAGAGATTGAGCAGAAGTATTCGTACGAGTTAGGTATGGTTGAATCATTCACGATTACCGCAGCAATCGACGACTACCTAATGAGAAGCATCGACTTCAAGTCGCGCCGATCAAGGGCTTGGACACCTGCGACACCGCCAGCGTACACCCGCGGCAATGAATTCTTGGCGCGAAACTTGGCAGTGAAGATGGCCGACACCGCGGCAGGGCTTGCTGCTTCGCCAGCGCGAAAAATCAAGTCATTCTCTCTTGAGATTTCAAAGAACCTGGACGTGCAGTATGTGTTCGGCACAGACACGCCAGACGACATTCAGAACCAGCAGCTGAACGTCACTGGGTCATTCGATTACTACCCAGCGCAAGAGGACGTGCGACAGGTATGCTTGAGCGGCAAACCGCAGGCCATTCAATTTATCGCCGAAAATAAGGCGGTGGAAATTGGCACTGGCCAGCACCCAACGCTACAATTCGATTTCCCGACCGTGGCAATTACCGAAGACAGCCGAAGCCGTGACAACAACGCAGTCGAGACACGAAGCGCGAAGTTCCAGGCGAACTACAGCCTCGAGGACGCTGCAGCGATCACCGCAACGCTGATAAACATGGTTACTAAATATTAATTCGAGCAAAGGAGTAGGAGATGCCACGAATTAGCAAAGATAATATCAAAATTACAACGCCAGTGCTTGGTTGCGATGTCGAGCTGCTGCCATACGCTACAGCAGAGCTGTCGCAGATGAACGAGGCGGTGTTCTTGGCTTATGCGAACTTTGACCTCAACGGAGCGGTTCAGGGCGAGTCGATGAGCGAGGACGACATCAAAGAGACCATGCGATTCGATAAGCTGCCAGCAACCGCCATCAGCGAAATCAAAAACAACGCTATAAAGTTTTTGGTAGTCACCGTTGACGGCGACGACTTCGCCGGTGATGATGACGCTAAACTCAAGTCGTTGCTGAAACTGCCAAGTGAGGACTTTGACTTTATCCAGGAAAAGATCGAGGAGATCACAGGAGAAGTCATGAACCCAAAAGGCGAGCCAAAATCAGCGCAGCCTACGCCAAAGCCATAGCCGGCGTTAAGCACGCGAAAATACCGCAGGAGATCCAAATAGCTACCATATGCCAGACCATGGGCTGGACATTCCAAGACTACGTAAGCCAACCTCACTGGTTAATTCAAGCCATCGAGATAAAACTAAACGAGGAGGGCTACGAAGCCGAGCGCCAGGAGGCGGAGATGAGACGAAAATCTAAATATTAAGGGGTAGCAATGGACGACAGCCAGCTCAGACTTGTGATTGAAGCGCAGAACCGTGCGAGTAAGACGCTCAGCCAGATTCAGCGCGATGTCGAGAAGTTGAGCAGCTCGATGAAGTCGAGCATGTCGTCCGCTGCCGGCTCGACCTCATCATTTGCCTCCAAAGCGGCAAGCGCCCTGGACGGCATGGCCTCAGGGATTATGAAGCTAATCAAGACCGCCGCCGCATTTACAGCCGGCGGTGCTTTTGGTGGCAAATATTTCGTCGACCTTGCCAGCAGCCTGCAGATGACCCAGCGGCAGATTGGCGTTTTGACTGGTAGCGTTGGCGAAGCGAATAAAGTATTCGGCCAGCTGTACAATTATACGCTCGGCAAGCCGATCGCATTCCCGGACGCTTCCAAGGCAGCAAAAACGCTGCTAGGATATGGCCGCACCACGCAAACCGTTGTCAAGGACATGGACACGTTATCTCGCATGTCTATCGTCAACGGCGCAGACCTGCAAGCCCTAGCGTTAGTATTTGGTCAGGTGACCAGCCGCGGCGCGTTGTTTGGCCAGGACGCGCTCCAGTTGATCAACAACAATATTCCACTAACGACAATCCTCGCTCGGCACTTCGGCATATCGATGCAGGAAGCAAGCGAGAAGATAAACGGCGGAAAAGTTAAGGCTGAAGAGTTCGTCAAGGCGATGGAGAACTATGCGGCCAGCCTTGATATCGGCCAGATGACCGACACGTTCCAAAACCGCATGATAAGCCTGAGCGGTACGATACGAAGCGTCGGCTTGGAAATCCTGGGAATCAAGATTGACCCGATCAAAGGCATGGTGATTGAAGCTGGCGGACTGTTTGATCAGATGAGCAACCGCGTCACCGAGACCACGAAGTTTATCAAAGAGCATCGCGAGGAAATCGTCAAGGTGGTGACGTTCATTCTGCAAAACGCCGTCCCAGCGCTTAAAGTCTTGATCGGCATGTATGTCGCCGCCAAAGCGGCCGCTCTCGGCTTTAAGACGGCGGTGGCAGTCAGCGATATCAGCAAAGGCTGGAAAGATGTCACGAAAGTCACGAAAGAGGGAGCGTCGGCTTGGACGTTCGTCGGCGCAGCTGCAAAGACTGCCGTCAAGGGAATAACCAGCGCGCTTGGCGTGATGGGAACGGTTGGCAAGGTGGTATTTTCAGGCCTGAGCAGCGGGGCGGCCGGACTTGGAGCGGCCATCAGCTCGATACCGATCATCGGGTGGATAGCTATCGTTATCACTGCGGTGGTTGGCTTTGTCGCTTGGCTTTACGCCACGAACGAGGGATTCCGAAACTTCGTCAACGGAATCGTCAGCCAGATAGGAGCGGTGCTAGGGCAAATCGGCTCAGTGATTGGCTCTGTCGTTGGAAGTATAGCAAGCGTCATCGGCTCGGTGATCGGCGTGGTGGTGAATATTGTCGGCACGATCGCAGGAGCGATTGGAACTGCCGCAGGTGTCATCGGCTCGGTGATTGGCGTGATTGTTGGCGTGGTGGCGAAAGGAATCAACGTTGTCGTTGGCGTGATAAGCACCATCGTCGGCGTGATAAGCAACGTCATCAGTACGATACTCACGATTTTGACCCCTGTGTTTCAGATTGTTGATTTGATAATAACCGCCATCGTCGGATTCGGCCAAATAGTCTGGACTATTTTCAGCGGAATCGCAGAAGTCGTCTGGACGATAATAAGCACCATTGTACAGATTATTGGCGTGGTGCTTTACGGCACGATCATGGCCATCTGGAATAATGTGCTTGTGCCATTTGGCGAAGCAGTCGGCTACATCTTCACTCACATGGGTGAGGTCATCAGCGCCGTGATGACATTCGTTATCACCATAGTGTCGACGGTTTGGAACGCTATCGTCGCCGTGGTAACGCCGATACTGCAGGTCATCTGGACAGTGATATCGACAGTGTTCAACGCCATCGTTAGCGTGATAAGCAGCGTGATGAGCGCCATCTGGGGAGTGATCAGCGCGGTTTGGAACGCCATACTGCCGTTCATTCAACCGATACTCAACGTGATGAGCGCCGTCATCAGTACGGTATTTGGTGGCATCGCAGCAGTGGTGAACAGCCTGATGAACGCCATCAAGACCTATATTATTAATCCAGTGGCCACCGCAGTCGGCTACGTTGTCGGCACGGTCGGCCAGATTGCCACCTCGATTAAGAACGCAGTCCAAAATGCCTACAACGCAGTGGCCGGTTTCATCGGCAACTTTACCAGCGCCGGCAAGAATCTGATCGACGGCCTGGTCAAGGGCGTGATGGGCGCGAAAGACGCGGTGGTTAATAAAATCAAGGAAATCTGTAGTGGTGCGCTCGATGCCGTGAAGAACTTCTTCGGCATTAAATCGCCGAGCCGCGTGATGGCGCAGATGGGTAAATTTATGATGCAAGGCTGGAGCGGCGGTCTGGAAAGCATGCGAGACGCTGTGGTTAAAACCGCCACAGACATCGCTAGCGACGTTTACGACGGTTTGAGCGGTGACATGTCGCTCGGCGGTTTATCGTTCGCGGGAAGCGGTATCAACGGGTCAGGAGCGACGCTCGCTGGCGGCGGCGGTGTCACTAACGTCAGTAATTCTGGCGGCAACCGAAACACGACAAACCAGTTCAATGGACAAATTGTAATAAATACGCCAGAGGCAGCCGACGCGTTCTTCAAGAGACTTGACCGTGACGGTGACTTGGCATCGATGGGAGTACCGACGTAATGAACGGCGACAGACGCAGATTTTTATTAAACGGATTTGACCTCAATAACGGCGGCAACGTCCGAGTGCAATCCACAAACCTATTCGGTATAGCCAAGCGAACCGTCGATAGCGGCGAGCTGGCACGAGACGACGGCCGGATATTGCTGAACAGCGGCCACTTTGCAGGGCGAACCATCTCTGTCGCCGGGCAAGTTTCAGCGTCGAGCCAGCGTGAATGCGACTGGCTGATCGACTGGCTGAAGCGAACGCTGACGTTCGGCCAGAAAATCGAGCTAGCGACAAATTTCCCAGAAGGTTACCGAATTTGGAGCGGCGTGGCCACGAACCTAAACATCAGCCGCGGATCATTCGACGTTAGCCGCGCCGGCTTCAGTTTTGAGATGGAGTGCGAATCTCCAGCAGCGAGGTCGTCGGTCGGCTTGATTGATTTCAGCGCCGCCACAAACATAAGCACGGCCGCAAGCGCCATCTCCGTCGAGAACATCGGGACATATCGAGCAAAACCTACTATAATCATTAGCAGCAGCAGCAGCAGCAGCACAGAAATAACGCTCGGAAATCCGGACAGCAGCGAATATCTGACGTTCAATGCAAACCTGAAAGCCGGCGACGTGATAACGGTCGATTGCGAAGCCAAGACCATTATCCACAACAGCATGCAGCTGCGAGCTAGCGGCACATTCCCGTGCTGGGAGTACGGAGCGGGAATGCTTGAGTACCAAGATAACCTGGCCGCGCGAAACCACCAGCTGCGAGCCATTTATAATCCAAAATATATCTAATAGGAGGAAGCAATGCCAAAAACCTACAACGAACGAAAGCGCTCAGTGAAGTTCCTGCTCGGGATCGAAGTCGAGAAGCGAACCGGCGGCGTTTACGCTGGCTTGCTTGAAAAACACCCGAACTACACTGGCGACACAAAAAGCGAGCCGAAAGAGAACTATAAAAGGGGCAAGGTGGATTCATGGAGAATCGACGATACAGACGGCACGGCCACTAACGACAGCGTCGTGGCGATTCAAGTGCCGGGTGGCGTTTTCAGATATTGGGCATTGTTTACGGCGGAAACCGGTGGCGAGATGATCGCGTTTGACGCATTACCATGGCCGCTTGAAGTCATGGCTCCTGAAACGCTGCAGGTGCAGCCAGGCAACCTAACTATCGTGGAGGCCTAGCCGATGGCACAGCTCCAGACGAAAAAGCCGCGATCATGTTCTATCACCGGAGGCGGCGACTATTTCTATACGTGGCAGAATGCCGAGATTGAGCCATATTCTGGCGAATTTCATTCGTCTTTGATATTGTCTGGCAGCAACACCGTAAATATCGGACGAGCGAAGCTGCGAATTGACGGCCAGGAAGTCGGTAACGTCCACGTTGGCAGCATTGCCAACTTTTACAGCCCACAATTTACGTTGACTGGCGCGCTGGCCGACTGGGGCGTGACGGCCGAGCAGTTGAAGAGCGGCAACGTCGGCTTCTCCTTTAAGTTCAAGATAATTGATGAATTCTCTGGCAGCACTTGGCTAACCGATGAAGTGATACTCGACGGATTCGACCTGTCGACACTGAATAGCGACGTTGTGCCGAAAAAAATATCGTTTGCCTTTGACGGAGATGTGCGGCCGATCGGCGGCGGAAGCCAGTTGATGCAAATTGCCAGCGTTCATCTTGTGCTTGAGGCCGATGTCACCTATCGATTTAGTATCACAAACGAAATCAAGATGATGGCGACGCTTTCCCAGAAACAGCCAACCAACAAGGCGGCCGAAGTCATATACAGCGCTTACCTCAAAGACGGAACGTACCTCGGCCAAATAAATACCGTGACCAGCACGCCAGCCATTCAGTCGGAGATCAACTCGCTACATTCGCACATGACAATGAAGCTGGCTCAAAACGACGCGACGACACGCAGCGTGGTGACTGAGATCATGACCGAGATAAACGAAAACATGTTGACCGAGCTTGGCTATAAAATCGTAGGCAGCATGACCACGCCGGTGGGCTTGGGAAGCGGCACGAACATCGATACTAACGTCAATATCAGCGCCAGCGTTCGATACGGCGAATATCTGCCGTGGCTAACCGAAGATGGCAAGACTATCATCACCGAGGACGCGAGAATTATCGTAGTGGCTAATGGCCACCCAGAGGGCCGCTCGCTGTTCAATGGCTACATTAGCCAGTGGGAATTGTCGGCAGGCAACACCGACAGTCAGGTAACCGCGACAGTCCTCAGCCACTCACAGGAGCTGAACCACATCTACCTGCAGACTGAAGCGGAGGTGGCCTACCAGCATAAACCGTACGGACTGGCGACGATGAGCTTCGGATCGAGACGATGGGGATACTGCAACGAAATAATTCAGACTATACAGGTCACCGGCGGCAGCAAGACCGTCGCCGGTATCGAGCTTTATTCGGTGTGCTCTCCAGGAACTAGACAGGATTTCATCGGCGGAAACATGACTACGTTGTATGCAGAGCTACTATCGTACTCGACCGACATAAATCACGGAACGCTCGAAGCTGGCGGCGCTGCGGTGCTGCCAGTGGGCGGCGACATGTACGAAAAATTATTCATACCATTCGACAAGAGCGTGCGAATGACCAGCGGCAAGCGCTTCATCATAAAGTTGTCGGCGCGCGGTGGTTCGCGATATGAAAACATTTTCCCATATCCAGTAGAACTGCTGGTGGACAGGCGCGGCCGCTTTACCACCGGCCAGGGATTGCAGCACAATAATTATCAAAATAACCCATTTTGGCAAGACTTCGGCTGGGATTTGGCGTTCTCACTTTATGAAAGCCCTGGCGACTACAAGCGAGCGTTTTATTCGCAAGATCCAAGCGACATCTTACGCGAGCTGATAGACTTCGCGCAGAAGCAAGGCGCACGCTGTCACTACACCGAATCCAGCATTGAAGACACCGGCACCAAAGTGACTATTCGCTTTAATGACGTGACGACAATCACTGAAGCCATCGCTGCCGTATTCAAGTCGATGCCGGCCGACTGGCATTACTACTACGACTATGCTGAGAATATCGTACACGCCCACCCGAGGCCGACAACCGTAAAGCGAAAGCTCCAGCGCGGCAAAAACGTCATCGGCACACCGAAACTCGTCAAGACTATCGAGGAGCTGGTGAACGACGTGATATTCATCGGCGGCGAAAAAGCAGACGGCAAAACGCTCGTCGTGGCTGGCCGAGACGACCGCAGTATCGCCGAGATACGCCGCGGCTTCAAAAAACTGTCCGACAGTCGCTACAAAGACGAGACCAGCGCCAAGCTGGTGGTCGAGGGCGAGATCCAGCGAGGCAGCAAGCCGGTATTCTCGGGAGAAGCGACGTTCGCATCGCCAAAATATGAGGCGTTGGACATTCATCTTGGCGAGCTGACACAGTATCAAGGCTTCAGTGCAACGATGGACGCGCCAGAAATGCAGATTGTCGCTATCACACAGAAGCTCGAGACCGCAGAATTGAAGTTCAATATACTGCGGCCAAGATTATCGAAGCGAATTCAAGACTTGAAGCGCAATATGGACAACCGCGAACGCGAATCAGAGTGATATAATAAAGCTAAACGAAAGGAATCAGCGAGATGAACCCAGGACAGCAAAAAATAAGTCAATTTCAGCCGGTAGAAAGCACCAGAGCGAACGATATCATACCGATCGTGCGTGATGGCCAGAACCGATCGATTACCATCGGCAAATTTACCGGCGTTTTGCCAAGCGGGTGGACAACACCGGCCGAAAGCTGGACTTATAGCAATTTTGACAACGGAATAGCGGCGATTACTGTGCCAGAGGGCGACATTCGCCGATATCCAAACGGCTTGAGGGTTCAATTTAAGCAAGGAACGCCGCCAACCACTAGATTTGGTATTGTTGTAGCGTCCACATCAACCATGGTTTATCTTTATATGATAAACGGGACGACGCTAGAGAACCTAGAAATACGTGACATCTTTGTCTCGCCAGATTTTGCACCAGGAACCGATGAGGGCGTCGATTTCTTGGGAGCAGTGCCAACAAGAACGACTACTGCAGAAGTTGGAGTTTTGAGAGGCACTTATACTCGTCATGGAAATTTGGTAATCTGCGATTTGAAAACTACAGCAACTTTTCCTACTGGACAAACCGCACTCAATAACGTAGTTCCTCAAGGCTATGGGATTTCTCAAGCTCAGGGCTCGGCATTGATGGTTTTAGGCGGGTGGAACAACCGCGTGCTAAAAGGCATTGCTACTGCTCGATTTTTCGCAGACAGGAGAGTTGAATATGTTTCAAACAATGCTTTTAATGAGTGGTATGGCACAACCACCTGGGTCACTGACGATCCATTCCCAGTCCAGTAGTTTTATTCACAACACCACCGCTAAAGCTTTGCAGGAGGCCGGCATAAAATGCTAAAATTAGTTTGATGAACGAGCAAAATAAAGACAGTGAAGCATTGCTGCATGAGATCGATAAAAAGGTGGCAATTCTCTCAACTGACATGGAATACACGAAAAAATCCGTGGCCAAAATTGAGGGATCGGTCGATTCGCTAGTGCAGCAACTGGCTAGTATGAAATTTGTCACGCCGGAAATTTTGACAAACTATATCGACAAGCACTCGGCCGACCACGACACGATAAACAACCGGCTCGAAACGCTCGAGGAACGATTCAAGGCTGAAGATGCTTCGATGGTGTCCACGTTACGGCTGAAGTTTAAGGACTGGGCAGCAAACACAATCGTCATATTAGTGATTGGTTTAATGCTGTTTATCCTGATAAAGCTAATCGACGGTAGCGTGAGAATTCCGAGCGTGCTATCATAGAGGCATGAGAGTTAAGGCTACCAAACATTCAATCGGGCGATGGATCGCCCGAATACTTTTGACAATTCTGATAGTGATGATTTTAGCCGGAGCGGCCGTCATTTGGCGATGGTATCCGGTAATTGATCGCTTGATGAATTGGTGTAAATATTATCCGCAATCGCTTGGCGATTGTAGCGAAGTAATAAGAAAGGGGAGTCAATGAAAGGAATTGACATATCAAGCTGGCAGGCTGGCTTGGACGCTGGCAAAGTCCCGGCAGATTTCGTCATCGTAAAGGCGACTGAGGGGACGAACTACGTCAATCCAAGCTGCGATCAGCATTATCAACAAGCAGCAGCGGCTGGCAAAAAGCTCGGCGTTTATCACTTTGCGAGAAACGGCAGCAATGACGCGATCGCTGAGGCTGACTTTTTCGTCGACAATATCCAAGGCTACATTAAGCACGCTATGCTTATTCTCGACTGGGAAGACGGCGGCAACGTTGGCGATGTGGCGTGGGCAAAGCGCTGGCTCGATCGAGTGCAAGAGTGCACAGGCGTGAAGCCACTCATCTATATGTCGGAGAGCGTGGTGAACAGCCACGATTGGGGTATTGTTGCTGCGGCCGATTACGGCCTATGGGTGGCAAAATATCGCGACATGGCGGCCGATTACAACTACAATATGGAACTCGCCGGCACGCCACCAAGCGTAAAATATTGGAGCGGTTACGCGATGTGGCAGTGGACATCGAGCGGCCGGCTTGACGGCTGGGGCGGCAACCTCGACTGTAATGAGTTTTATGGCGACGCCGAAGCTTGGGATAAGTACGCCGGTGGTGCGCCAGCACCAGCTGGACATGCTGGGCAGATTGCCGACGCACAGCCGACACCGCAACCAGCAGCCGAAACTTATACAGTGCAATCGGGCGACACGCTGAGCGGCATCGCTGCTAAATACGGCACTACCTATCAGAATCTGGCAGCCATCAACGGCATTCAAAATCCAAACCTGATTTATCCAGGCCAAGTTTTGAAAGTCACCGGCGGCGCGCCAGCTGATAAATCGTACACAGTGCGTCGAGGCGACACTTTAAGCGCTATTGCAGCAGCGCATGGCACTGATTATCAGACGCTGGCTAATATCAACGGTATACCTAACCCGAACCTGATATTCCCAGGGCAGGTCTTGAGGCTGCCGTAATGGAACCGGATTTGTCGAAAATCACGATCACAAAGTCGAGCCTGTACTTTCGCGAATGCAAAGCTTGCGGCTGCGTGACGCTGCACATCGGCAAGACCACGCCAAAGATGCCGCAAGGCTCAACGTACAATGACTGTCTGCAATGCCTAGTGGACGCGCACAGCGTCCCAGGCTTGAGCCGGTGGCACGACCCAAAAACGGGTAAATTGTTAACCGAGCCACGAGGCGAAGAGCCTCCCAAGAATGTAAACTAAAAAGCGTTTTACTTGACATTCGCGAGTGAGATGTAAAGTAAATGTAAATTTTAAGGAGAATTTGACATGATAACTAACTTCATCATTACAGTTTTAATACCAGTAGCAGTCATCGGATTTACTGAATTGGTGCGTCGACTATTTAAGAAAGACTTCGAAGTGGTGATTATCATCGCAGGATCGGCAGCAATTGGCGTTGGGCTTTCGCTGCTAACGAATCACGACTGGACATACGGCCTAGTCGCAGGTTTAAGCGCCAGCGGTGCGATAACCGGCTTGCAAAAATTCGGCGATGCTGTAAAATAGAAGTGGAATCGTACTGATCCTCAGACGAGCCGACCCACCGCGAACCGCAGCCCCTGCTGCGGTTTTCTTGTGCTAGAATTAAAAAAGAGGAGGCGCTAGTCGAAACGCCTCCTCGCCGAAGACTCCATAAAACAAACATCTATCTCCTAAATTAGCTGAGCCAGTTTCGCACATAATCCTGGCTCGGTTTTTTGTTTACCAGAGAACGCCGCGGACGGCATACCAAGCAGACCAGCCATTGCCGTTGCGAGCCTGGCGCTCGCGGTAGATTTGCAGCGCGTAGGTGGCCGCCCAGATTGGGTCGCGCCAGTCGCCGCCCGAGAAGTATCCGCGATGCCACCTGTCGTTTATCTGGAAGCACCCGAAGTCACGTGAGCCGTCGAAGTTGACTGCGCCGATGGCCGCCGGAAGTTCGGTACGATTTTCATGCGTCATAACGGTGATAGCTCCGGCTTGCAGGTGAGCCGGCCAGACCTTGGCGATGGCCGACCGGCAGGTTTCCGGCGCAGGCGTAGGTGCAGGTGCAGGAGCGGCCGGCTCTGCCTTTTTCTGCTCGGTTTTGGCGGCTGGTTTTTTATCAGACGGGTCAACGCTCGGCTTTTTGTCCGCAAGCGTTTTATAAGCGGAATGAGAAGCCGAGGCTGAAGTTCCCGGCGGCGTTGGCTGTCGGAATGAGTGAATCGTAACCGACAGCACCGCGACTAAAATCAATAATGCGAATTTTTTCATAAAGCACGCTAGTTACTTTTTGGCGACGTCGCCCTCCGCAAGCCAAGCCGATTTAATCAGTTGGCTGACGCTGTAAAGGCCAAGCAGAACCGCTAGCGCAGTAACAATTATATCATTGTAGCGGATCATCAGGTAGCCGCAGGCAACAGCAGGCACGACAATCGTGCCGACGCGCCAGATAGTACGAGCGCCGCGAGCCGTTGCAATAAATTTGTCATTCTTTTGAAGTTGTTTTGTGAAGTTTTTCATTTGATTATTCCTTTTGATGTTATTTTTACAATTTGTGCCGGCTACAATGCCGCCGGCGAGGCAATCGGTATTATTTTACGTAGTTGATGTCATCGACCAGCACTTCGTAGAAAGCCAGCAGGCGGTTGAGGTTGTAAGGATTAGTTACGTACTCATCGTGAATGAAGCTCCGCTCGCCAGTTCGCTTATCGCGGACATTGATGCCGCCGCCAGTGACAATCGCGCCAGATTCGATGTCCTCGATCAAGCTGATTGTGAATGGTACGAATTTTTGGTCTTTCATGGTTGGTAGTCCTTTCGTTTAATTGATTGTACTATCAGTATAGCAAACACGAGCGAT